CGGTTACTCGCGCTTGTGCGCTGAGTACCCCAACGATCCGGCCTGTACACCATGAACTTCGATGACCTCCGACTGGTGAATGCCAAGGTCAATCTGCTTCCGTATAAGTCGGAGGTGGATGAGGACTGGTCGCCGATCACCGACGAGGGTGGGGATTGTGATTCTTACGCCACGGAGAAGTATCACCGTCTGGTCGCCCTCGGTTGGCCGAAGTCGGCCCTGCGCCTGGCGACCCGCGCGCTCGGTGGTGGCGAGGAAAACCACCTGGTGCTGCTCGCGGATTTCGACGGCCAGACCTACGTCCTCGACAACAACCTGCCGCACCCGACTGAATACCAACTTTTGCCGAAAGACTTTCGTCGCATCCAGATCGCCGGAACACAGAAATGGGAGCGTGCCTAAATGACGTTCGCGTTGACCCCAGGCAAGCTCGGGTTCAAGATCGGCGAGGTCCTGGTGGGCCTCAGCAATGGCACGACCGATGTCCCCGAGACGATCAGCAGCACGCAGAACAAGCTCCACACCCTGGGCTACATGTGGAACCCGGACACGCTCGCTTACGAGGTGCCTCAGCAGCCGCTGACAGATACGGAACTGCGCGCCGAGCCGGTCGATATCCATTTCGTAGAGCCCGGCACAGGATTCCACGCCCGCATGACCCCCCTTGGGGATCAGCGTGTGGTCGAGCCGTTCCGACTCATCGGTTCCGGATTTGATTCGGCGCTCGACATTCGATTCTGGACGGCCACGAACTCCGGGGCGGCGTCAGCTGCGGGGGTTACTAACGGGGTCGCCACTCTCACCAGCGGAACTGCGAACTCAGGCTACGGACAGATCCAGACGGTCCGCAAGGCGCGGTTCATCTTCGCCCACCCCCACCAGTTCCGCGGGGCGTTCCGGCTCCCTGACACCACGGAAGCGAACAACACCCGCGAGTTCGGGCCGTTCAGCACCAGCGCGGCGGTCACTCCGTCCGACGGGTTTGCCTTCTCGTTCGACGGAACCGGCGCGCTGACGGTCAAGGCGTACAAGGGCGGGTCGGTCAGCTACTCCGAGACGAGCGGCAACTTCAACGGGGAGGTCACCAGCTACACGATCGACGACAACATCCATGCCTTCGAGATTCAGTATTTCGTCATGGGTGCGTGGTTCTGGATCGACGGTGTTCTGATTCACAAGCTGACCCCGACGACGACGCCGTTCTGCAACACGCTGACGACCAACGCCACGGCGTACTCGAAGAACTCAGGGAGCGGAACCGAGAGCGCCGACCTCGAAGTGTGGGCGATGAATATCGTCCGACTCGGTCGTGACCTGACGAATCCGGCGACCTACTACCACGCGGCGGGGACGACAGCCGGCGTGGTCCTGAAAGTCGGGCCGGGGGCGGTCCATCGGGTGGTCGTGAGCCAGATCAGCAACAACTCGGTGGCCACGCTCTACGACAATACTGCCGCGAGCGGAACGGTACTCTGGACCTCTGGGGCAATGACTGCGAACGCAAACCCGTACTCGATTGACTTCGGCGGGATGAACTTCACCACGGGGCTGACGTTTGTGGTCAGCGGGGCCAACTGTTCGGCTGTCTGGGTTTACGAATAATGGACAAGCAACTGATAGTCGTTTCCCGCAAGTGGCATGAGCCGATGATCCGTGTCGACGTGACCGAGGTCGGCATCGGGGTCACGATGACTCTCGAGGACTTCGTGCTCGCCCTGGAGCAGGAGGCAGGCTGTGGCCGGCTTCTCGCCGCGGCGGAGCGGGTCATAGCCGGCATGAAGCGGGAGACGGGGAAAGTTATGTAGCATATGCTACACGCGTATTTGCTTGACTGCTACACGTAGCACCTGTATAAAACGATCTGCAACGCAATAGGCCCCGGCAGCCGCGCGACTGGCCCTTCACAGGCACCCCAGAGACCGCGAAGTTGGATACCCCGAAGCGGTGAGTGATTTACCCTCATTTAACTTTTGGAGATACCCAAAATGGCCGATACCGCCTTCCAAACGATGTACCGCGATGAGTTCATCGCCGGCTTCGAACAGAAACAATCCCTCGTTCGCCAGACGGTCACGACCGAAGCGAACGTCAACGGCAACACCGCCGTCTTCCTCGTCGCCGACTCCGGCTCCGCTTCCGCCACCACCCGTGGCGTCAATGGCCTGATCCCGGCTCGCGCTGACAACCTGACCCAGAACAGCTGCACCTTGGCTGAATGGCATGACCTGGTTCGCCGCACCGGCTTCAACCTGTACGCCTCGCAAGGCGACGGCCGCCGGATCATGCAGGACACCACGATGGCTGTCCTGAACCGCAAGGTCGACTCCGACATCATCGCCCAGCTCGAGACCGGCACGCAAGACACCGGCGCGGCTGCCACGATGAGCCTGTCGCTGGCCATGTACGGTCTGGCGATCCTCGGCAACAACGCGGTCCCGATGGACGGCAACATCTCGGCCCTCATCACCCCGGGCGCCTACGCCTACCTGATGCAGACCAAGGAGTTCGCCTCTGTCGACTACGTGAACAACAAGCCCTTCGAGAACGGCATGACCATGTTCCGCTGGGCTGGCGTGAACTGGATCGTCCACCCGAACCTGACCGGCAAGGGCACCTCGGCCGAGAAGTGCATCATGTACCACAAGTCGGCCATCGGCCACGCGTGTGACGTTGCCAGCATCGCTACTGCTGTCGGCTACGACGAAGAGCAGGACTACTCGTTCGCCCGCGCCACCGCCTACATGGGCTCGAAGCTGCTCCAGAACACCGGTGTGGTTATCATCAACCACGATGGCTCCGCGTTCGCCGCGCAGTAATCACTAGTCCACGAAAGGAACCACCATGGCTTACGCAACTACCGACAAGCTCATCAACCTCTTCGGCGGCATCGCCGGCGCCCCGAACTTCTGGTACCACGAGTCCGCCGACGCGCTGGCAGCCGTGAATACCAGCGGCTTCATCACCGACGGCGGCTCGAAGGGCATCAAGGTGGGCGACTACGTCATCCACCGCGACACCACCGCCATCACGAGCGACACCTCGATGCACAAGGTACAGACCGTCTCCAGCACCTATCCGGGTGCGGTCGATCTGTCCGACGGCACCGTGATCGCCGCCGGCGCCAACGCCGACTAATAGTCGGGCTCCGCGGCTCGGGGGATTTCCCCCGGGCCGTCTTCACCTCAAGGAAACCACGTGTCCAAAAAACTCCTGCAGAAAAGCATCAGGCCCGCCGAATACGATCGAATCGTGTGGAGCGTCACCCCCGAAGCAGATGTCTCGCTCAAGGACCTCATGGCACCAGACTACTGGGCCCACGTCGCGAAAACGCTCAAGCCGGGCGCTCGCATCGAGGTGCTCCCGGACAATCGCAGTTGGTTCGCCGAACTCATCGTGCGATCCTCGACGGACAACTCCGTCAACCTGGCGGTACTCCGCCACATCGAATTTGATTCACCTGTCAAGGCAGCCGACAACGGCGACCCCTACGAGATCAAGCACCGCGGCGGAGCCGGCTGGAGCGTGATCCGCAAGGCCGACAAGGTGCCCGTGTTTGAGAAGGGCCAGAGCAAGCTCGAGGCCGAGCGTTGGCTGGCTGAGCACACCGAGCTCGCGTGACCGTCTCGAAACTGACCCTCTACAACGGCGCCCTGCTCGAATGCAAAGAGCGGGAACTGGCCTCGCTGTCGGAAGACATCGCGGCCAGGCGCCTGTTGGACAGGGCTTGGGCCGCCAGCGGCGGCGCCATCGACTTCTGCCTCGGGCAGGGGGAATGGCGGTTCGCGACGCGCACGATTGAACTCGCGTCGACCACGTCGGTAACCCCCGACTTTGGTTACAGGCTTGCGTTCGAGAAGCCGAGCGATCACGTCCGCACGGTCAAGGTCTGCAGCGACGAGTATCAACAGGTGCCGCTCCTCGCGTACTCGCAGGAGCAGTCCTACTTCTTCGCCGACATAGACCCGATCTACCTGTCATACGTCAGCAACGACGCGAGCTACGGGGCCGACTACAGCCTCTGGTCCCCCGAGTTCGTGCGCTACGTCGAGCTGTACCTCGCGTTCAAGATCGCCGGCAAACTGACCATGAGCGAGGAAGATAAGCGGTCCCTGTTCCAGCAGATGAACCGCGCGCTGCTCGAGGCCAAGGCCAGCAACGCGAAGGAAGGCCCGACTGTCTTCCCGCCCCAGGGCGCGTGGGTATCGGCCAGGCTTGGCCGGGGCGCCACCCGCAGAGACCGCGGCAGCCGCAGTTCCTTGGTAGGGTAACGCCGTGGAGACGCGGCCGGTCCTACTCGGGTTTAACAGGGGCCTCGTCTCCAAGCTCGCGCTGGCCCGTGTCGACCTCAAGCGCCTGGCGTTGTCCGCCGAGACGTTCATCAACTGGATGCCACGCGTTCTCGGCGCCATGCGGCTCCGGCCAGGCACCCGGTACAAGCAGAGCACACGCAACGACGCCGCCTCGCGCGACCTGCCGTTCGTGTTCTCGACAGACGACACCGCGATCGTCGAACTGACCGACAGCGCCATGCGTGTCGTGATCGACGGCTCGGTCGTGCAGCGCAGCAGCGTCAGCACCACGATCACCAACGGCAACTTCGACACCGACGTGACCGGCTGGACAGACAGCGACGAGTCGGGCGCCACGTCGGCATGGGCCACCGGGGGCTACCTGTCCCTGCTCGGCACAGGCGAGACCTCGGCGATCAGGGACCAGCAGGTCACGGTCGCCGGCGGGGACCAGAACGTCGAACACGGGATCGCGATCTACGTCTACCGCGGCACCGCTACACTGAAACTCGGCAGCAGTCAAGGGGGTGAGCAGTACCGCGCCGCGACCACGCTGCGCCAGGGCTATCACTCGATCGCGATCACACCGACGGGGAACTTCTGGATCCGGTTGTCGGCCGAGACGACCACGGCCTGCCTGATCTCGAGCGTGGCGATCGAGTCCTCCGGGGACATGGTCCTGACCACCCCGTGGGCTGCCGCCAACTTGCAAGATGTCAGGGCCGAGCAGTCGGGAGACGTGCTCTTCTGCGCGTGCGTAGACCACAGGCAGCGCAGGATCGAGCGGCAAGGCACGCGGTCCTGGTCCGTTGTCGAGTACATCCCGGAAGACGGCCCATTCCGCGGGGTCAACACCACCGGCACCACGATGACCGTGGCGGCCTTGACCGGCAGCACCACACTCACCGCGTCGTCGAGCTACTTCAAGAGCACCAACGTCGGGTCCCTGTTCCGGCTGGCCTCGGCCGGCCAGACTGTGACCGCGTCGATCGTCGCCCAGAACACGTTCACCGAGCCGATCCGCGTCACCGGCATCGACAGCGGCCGTGTGTTCTCGATCGTGATTACGGGGACCTGGACCGCCACCGTGACCCTGCAGCGGTCCGTGGTGGAGCCTGGGGACTGGACCGACGTCTCGACCTACACGATCAACACGAGCACCACTCTCGACGACACTCTCGACAACCAGATCGTCTACTACCGGATCGGGGTCAAGACCGGAGCCTACACGTCCGGCACTGTCGAGGCGCAGCTGTCGTACTCGGCAGGCTCGATCGAGGGGGTCGGCATCGTGACCGCCTACACCAGCCCGACCGTGGTCAACATCGACGTCCTGTCCCCGTTCGGCAGCACCTCGGCCACGGACGAGTGGTGGGAAGGTCTCTGGTCTGATCGCCGGGGGTGGCCCTCGGCCGTGGCCCTCTATGACGGGCGCCTGTGGTGGGCCGGCAAGGACGCGATACGCGGGTCCGTGAGCGACGCGTTCTCGAGCTTCGACGATGGCACCGAGGGCGACTCGGGCCCCATCGCTCGCAGCATCGGCTCTGGCCCCGTGGACACGATCAACTGGATCTTGCCCCTGTCGCTTCTGATCGTCGGGACCGAGGGGGCCGAGCTCGTGGCCAAGAGCAGCTCCCTCGACGAGCCGCTGACCCCGACCGCGTTCTCGCTGAAGGCGGCGTCGACCCAGGGCTCCTCGGACGTCCCGGCGGTGCGAGTCGACACGAGCGGGATTTTCGTGCAACGTAACGGCTCGCGCGTTTACGAGCTGAGCCTAGACGGCGGCAGCTACGGGTACGTGAGCAACGACCTGACTTCGATCATCCCCGAGATCGGCGACTCGCCGTTCCGCAGGATCGCGGTGCAGCGCCAACCGGACACGCGTATCCACTGCGTCCGCGAAGACGGCACCGTGGCGATCCTGATCTTCGACAGGCTCGAGAAGGTGACCTGCTGGGTCGAGTACGAGACCGACGGCACCGTCGAGGACGTGGTCGTCCTGCCCGGCGTCACCGAGGACGAGGTCTACTACACGGTCAACCGCACCATCAACGGCAGCACGAAGCGATACCGCGAGCAGTGGGCACTCGAGAGCGAGACCCTCGGAACTAGCACGACTGTGCTAACCGATAGCACGGCAGTCTGGACCGGCGCCTCGAGCACCACGGTCACCGGGTTGTCGCACCTCGAGGGCGAGACGGTCACGGTCTGGGCCAACAGCAAGGACCTCGGCACCTACACGGTATCGGGCGGTCAGATCACGATCTCCGAAGCGGCCACGACCGCCTACGTCGGGCTCGCCTACACTGCCGACTTCAAGAGCGCGCGGTTCCCTGAAGCCTCGTCGATCCCGCTCGGCCAGCGACAGCAGATCCATGGGGTCTCGCTGCTGCTGTCCGACACGCACGCACAGGGCATCAAGTTCGGCCAGGACTTCAACCACCTCGAGAGCCTGCCCCAGATCGACGACGAGGAGGGGCAGGTCGACCAGAACAGCATCTGGGACACGTACGTCGCCGATGCCCACCCGATCAACGGCACCTGGTCCAACGACACCAGGCTGTGCCTGCGCGCGGTGAGCCCGCGCCCGTGCACGGTCCTGGCCGCTATCGTGTCGATCACCGGCCATGCCAAGTGATGTCGTCTTCCGGCCAGCCACCGCGGAAGACGCGGAGCGATACTACGGCCGCCGGCCGCCCTTGTCGTTCAAGGGGTTCGTGGCTGTCAGGGGGAACGAGGTGCTCGGGATCGCCGGGATCTCGTACGACAACGGTATGCGTGTCGCGTTCAGCGAGTTCAAAGAGGCCCTGCGTTCCGATAGACGCGCACTGGCCAAGGGGGTTAAAATGACGATGAAACTTGTCAACGAGATAAAAGGGCCGGTGTATGCCGTGGCAGACGATGAAGAGCCGACCTCAACCAAACTACTCGCCAAGCTGGGGTGGGTGCCGACAGGTGTCCACGGTCCGCACGGCGAGACACTCGTGAGGGGCTGATCATGGAGATGGCAACCCTATCCACGCTCTTCACAGTCGGCAGCACGATCATGCAGGTCGCCGGCGCCGCCAGCCAAGGCAGCGAGATGAAGGCCGCGGCCAAGGCCAACCAGCGCCGCGCTGCTGCCGAGAAGGCCCAACTCGACTAC